ATGGCAGTAAATTTTTCATTTTTATCAACAATTGAAGACCTTGAATCAGTTGTTACGGCAATACCTTCTAGTCCTACTTTTCCTGAGTTCGTTGAAGGACGTTTTAATAGATACAGTGAATTTGTAGAGTTGTTTAGCTCCTTAATTATGGATTCCTCATCTTCTGCCGAGTTGTTATGTAAAATCCGTAATCCCAAGACCTTCAAGGCTGAAGTTAGAATGCCACTCCTAAAACTCTTTAGGAGGTGTGTCAGCACTGTAATTGATACAGAGAAATCAAAAAAAATAATAAATCCAACTTCCATGTTCGTTGATAACTATGGTCACACTTTTAAGGATATCAACCTACTAAAAAGGCAGTTTTCTAATATGCCTGATAAGGATAAATACGCTCTAACCTCACTTATTGGGGAGTATGATGACCGAGGTAAGCAAGGCTATATTTTGACAGATATGTTTTTCACGTGGTTTGAATATGTATTTTCTGGAAAGTTTACAATTGAAGGTCCAAGAGGTGCAGGAAAAGACATACAGTTGCAAAGCATTTTTGATAAATTTGATAGTGATTACCCTTGTGATTTTGTTATTAGAGATTTTAAAAGTCGCGTTGTTCTCGCAGTAGGTTTTGCACGTTACGATAGCACAAGGGGCGGGTCTCAATCGGATGATCGCACGGGCGGTAATAATGATAAAGTAATGAAAGCAGATGAGTTTACAAAATTATCTAACATTAACTTTAAAATATTATTTCTGGCAGACGGCCCCGGTCTAACTCACCGAGACACTTGGGAAGAGTCTTGCATTTTGGATGGTAAATTGAATGATCGTGTACGCGTTTCTACCTTAAAATTGGCTTACAAAAGAATAACAGAAGACTGGCTTAGAAACTAAATGCGCAGCTTGCGCTGCACATTTAGCAGTTATATTTTTGCTAGTAATTGAACTTCATTGTAGTGTTTTTTTAGTACATCAGAATCTACATAGAAGTCAAAAGTTGCTAGGTAACTTATTGGGAGTGGGGGCGGTTCAGAATTAAACATATCGTTTGTTCTATCGATCCCTTTCCTATTAACATAGTCCCCCATTTCTTCTAGACCATGTCTTAGCCTTTTTAAAGTTGCTTCGGCAGCTGTAAAAGACTGGTCAATTCCAATCCAGCTTCTACCTAGATCATTTGCAGCATGAATAGTGGTTCCTGAACCGTTAAACGGATCAAGAACAATATCACCTTCATTACTAGATGCACTAATAATCATCTTTAACATATCTAGGTTCTTTTCTGTTGGGTACCCAGTGATCCTGATACTTTGGTGGTGTGCATCACGATACTGATCCCAATAATCAGTTAAAGGGCGTTGTTTATTTTGTGGTAAATACACTTTTCGTCTGGGATTCCCGTTTTTAGACCAATGTATTTCACCATTTTCATCCAATTCATCTAACTTATCGGGAGTCAATTGCCAGTGCTTTCCTTTCGGAGGATTCATGCCTTTCCAAGGCTTACCTGTTTCTCCGTTTCTTATACCAGGAGCATGAATGGGAACTAATTTAAATCGTCCTTTTTCATCACTTTTTGTGTATTCTTTATTTATCCACTCTTCAGTTGCTGGCAGACATGGTTGATTCCATATGTAGGAATCAGTCTTAGAGTAAAACAATATGTAATCATTAAGATTTGGATATTGATTTTTTGTGTAATTCTTCGAGCTGCACTTTTTCCTAACAATCATATTGCGAAAATTATTCTCGCCAAAAACCTCATCCATAACTAGCTTCAAATGGAATAACATTTGATGCCCAATATGTACATAGATAGAGCCGTTATCAGTAAGTAGTTCACGCATTAATATTAGCCGCCTTCTCATGAATTCAACCCAAGAGGCTGTTCCAAAAACGTCTTTATATGCGTGTTTAAGAGCTCTTGATTGAAAATCTTTCCCTGTACCATAAGGTGGATCTAAATAGATTAAAGAGACCTTTTTGGTATGAGATTCAATAAGCTTCTTAAGACCATAAAAATTATCTGCAAGCAGAAATGCATTCGTATTGATATCTGCTTGAGGTGATACTTCTCCTTGAGTGTTCACTAAAGAATACTCGTGAGTTACATCGCCGAGAATTTCTTCTTTTGAAAGCTTGTTTGGATATTTTAACTCAAAGCTATCTTTGTTTGATGGTAATGGAAAAGGTTCACTCCTTGCAGAATCAGCTAGTAACGCATCATCCCCCAACTTTTCGCCTTTTACTATGCCTGTAGCCATGCTGTACCCCAAGAACGTTATTTTCGTGTACCTTACCATAAACAAAATAATTACACAAGTTAAGTAAGTTGTGTAATTTGCATAATTTACTTAATGGTGCTAATCTTCTGGAAAAAAGAGGTAGTATTGTGAGCAAGGCAAAATTCAAGAGGTTTAATTTTAGTCTTACTGATCATGTCAGTAGAGATATTGACGATATTAGTCTGCTCCCTCGAGACTTTAAATGTAGTAGAAGTGATGTTTTGAAGGCTGCGATATTATCCTTTAAAGAACTGTCGAAAGCAGAGCAGATCGAAATGCTAAGAAAGGTTTGCGTTGAAAGTGAAAATGCCTAGCAAAGTGCAGCTGTGGGATAAATTTTCCGCTGTATTTGGTTAACATACTTTTGCCTATGAAAGTTTCAGTGAACCGCTGCGGCCCTACACTTAATTGCCCATAAGCCATTCTGTATATGAGTCTTGGATGCAGCCGCGATACTTTTTCTAATGTATTGGATGTGGGTTCGAGTCATTGCAAATAACGAAGTTTTGCCTGAAAAATTAGTCCATTTAGACAATTTATCGTGATGGCATTTATAAAAACACGACAGGCTAAACAATAAAGCCCTTACAGTAACTAGTACTATAAGGGCTTGCAATCAGACCATTCCTCTTTCTTCTGCCCATGCAATGAACTCTTTGTATGGGCGTTTTCCTTTCATGCCTTTCACACTTTTTGGGAAGCCTAGATCTTGCGTCCAGCGCCAAAGGGTAGGTTGGCTAATGTCTAACAGTTCGCGAACTTCTTTATCGCTGATGAACATGCGTGGGATGGTAGTTGTTGTAAATTGTTGAGTGGCCATTTCAATTTCCTTTTTTAGCTGGTTTATTCATATAACAAACATAAAACACGACACAAATTACGGCATAAACGATAAAGCTAGTCATACGCTATCCCCTTGTGTTGTGGTATCAAGCGTACCCGGTTGATTGTGTGCCAACACATGGCATCACCCATAAACAGCCCGCCTTCACGTAGCTTGGCGCAACCTTGTGGGAGTTGTTCACCACACTTACTACAGCAGCCCAATTCTTTTTCAATCGCTGGAATCTCCGCATGTACACGGTGAATGAGCGATTGTAAGGCTTCAATTTGAGCATAGGGCTCAGTTGGATAAGCAAAAAACTGGCAAATGGTATCGAGCTTATTCAATTCGCTTGGTGATAACGTAAGTCGAATGTCATTGTTACCGTTGGCCTTGCGCTTGTCTCTTAAGCGCTTGGCACGTACGGCCGCAAGCTTCTTCTGGCGTTCAGTACTCATTTTTTCGCCTTACTCCTTGCTTTAGCCGCCTGTTTTTTTACTGGTGACAGTAATTGCCGAGCACGAGATAAGCAGTAGTCAAAGCATTTACCTCCGCGTGAACCTCCAAATGATGCTGTGGTTCGGTAAGTACTCACTGCGAGGTCTGATGCTCGCATGACTTCAGAAGGTTCATACCCTTCGCCAAGTAAAATGTGTTTTACGTTTTTATGAATAAAATCTTCATAAGAGTTGCGTGTATTCACAGTACTCATTGCACTTTCCTTTTTTGGGTGAAACCCAGCAATCAGCCTAAGTACTTGAAATTGGTGGTCAGCCAGTTATATACTGATTGCGAGGCGTTAAGTCTCATTGCACAAAGTTAGCCCCTGTTGGTTTGGTCACCGACGGGGGTTTTCTATTTAGTCCCAACCGACGTAAATGTTTTCTCCATAAACAGAATCAAAGCCAGTGATTTTTGTTTGAGCGCAATAAAGTTTATAGAAGAACCCAGCCAAGCCTAATGCGTAAGTCGCTCCTGTGATGCATCCGCTGATAGTCTTATCATCTTCATTGATGTAACCGATGTGGTAGGTTTTTGAATCGGGTTCACCGTGGTTGTAACAAGTTATTGTTATAAATTTCCAATCATGTTCAGGGTGAATGGCTTTTAAATAAATAGCCGAATCATGTTCTTCCCATTGAATCTCAATTTCATCATGACCATTTGATCGGGCATGTTCTCCCCAATAGCTTTGAATTTCTTTGAGCAGCGCCTGAGCTGTCATTTCTTTGGGGACTGGCGCTAACTTTTCATCAAGCAGCTCTTTCATGTGCGCTTTGGCGGTGGCGTTCATTGCTTCGGTGTAGCTTTCCATTACCACATCACTGATAAATTTATTGTATTCAGGAATGGTTACGTGCTTGAGGCTGGCATTAATGGACTCTTCAATTTTTGCTTGGATAGATTTGCCGAAATCACTGTGACTACGCATTGCTTGATTAACGCTATCTTTCATTGTTTCTTGGAGCTTTTCTGAAATCATCTGCTCGATAGCCCCTGCAGAGATCATGGCATTGATTTGTTCATTAACGATTTGCTGTAGTTCTTTCATTTGTTTTTCCTTTCAAAGGGTTAAACAGTTGTGGCTGGTCAGGCCGCTGTCTCATTGCACAAAGTTCTAGTTAGCCGATGGCGTTCAGTTTGTTACTCAATTGGTCAGAAAGAGCGTTGAATTGGTTGATGATCTTCAGGCTCTCATCACCAACGTTTATTTCTAGCTTTTCACATTGGTCACTAAGCTGGATGAGTTGGTTTAGCTCATCGTAGAACGGGTCTGATTTAGGCGTGTTCGCCAGGAACTGCTCAAAGCTCGTTTTATGTAGCTGAATGGCTTTAAAGCCTTCGAGTGCTTTAGTAAGAGTTGCTGTTGTTAGTTGTTTCATTTTGTCACCTTATCAACTTAACTTATGGTTAATTTAACTTGTGGTTAAGTTACATGTCAATAACTAGCGGTTATTTTTTTGATAAAAAAATAGCCCGCATATGCGAGCTATCTAAAAATGGAAGGGAGCTTTGAGGTGTTACAAATCCATAATTACTTGTTTTACATAACCAACAATACGGCAATTGCCATTGATAGGGATAGGATCGTATTTGGGGTTTAGTGGTACTAAAAATTTCTGAGGGCCATCGATTTCTAGCTTCTTAATCGTAGCTTCCGGAGCATCATTCAGTGTTGCCACCACAATCTTTCCATTGTCGGGACAACTACATGGTTCAACAACGACAATAGAACCTGAGGGGATAGATGGAGATCCATGAGGGTTGGTCATTGAGTTCCCTGTTACTCTCATCGCAAAAGCTTTATTAGATGTATTTGCGGATACTGTTTGCCATTCAAATTCAGTATCTTGGTCGATGACTACCGTTTGCCAATTACCAGCCTGTACTTGGCTTAGAATGGGAATTACTTTTAAATTTTGAGAGTCTAAATACTGAGCATTTGGAATCTGAAGATTTAAAACCCGACCAGAGGAAGACCTATTTCCTTCAGGGTCAAGCATTTCAATATCGTTACTATCTAAGAGGCTTTCTACAGTTGTGCCTAGTAGGTTTGCAATGTCGGCAAGCTTTTTAGTATTAGGCATCGATTCACCAACTAACCATTTACGAACACCAACTAAGGATATCTTAAAAGGTAAACGTGATTGCAAATAAGTTGCACGCCCGCGTCTGGGGATTCCCGCCAAATCACATGCTTTGTTTAGCCTGTCAGTAAAAAGTTGCTGCCGATCCATAGACTATCTTCTATCAAATTAACCATAGGTTATCTTAACTTAGTTGACACATAACTATCAGTTGATGTTTAATTGATTAACTTTTGGTTAAGTTAAGGGGCTTAAATGGAACCAAATATAGTGAGTAAAGTGCTAAAAAAATATTTCCAAGGTAGTTATCAAGCAATGGGAGATTTGTTTGGTGTTAGTTCTCAAGCAGTCCGCAAATGGGAGAAATCTGGTGAGTTTCCTGCAAAAAACGGACGCACACAGCAAGCACATGAACTCACTAACTTGAGTTATGAAGTGCTAACGCCTACAGCGTTCAAATCTCCAACAAGCTTTAAGTCTAGATTAGCAGAGTTTATGAAGCTGACCTGATCACCAACATTCTGGATAAACAACCAGTAAGGAAGATGCATGCAACCTAGTTTGAAAAGCGTTATGCATAACGCTGTTGTCGCTTGGCGAAGTGATGCCACTAAAGAGCAGATCGCGGAATTTATCTCCCGTTGTTACCACAAGATGAAAATCTATGAAGAGGAAGACTGCCAGCGAGAGCACATTCTTAAAGTGCCATCGGCAGCAAACAACCTGAATAATACGCAAAACTTATTCCGTTATATGAGCCGAACCAGCATTGAAGCCAAGGCGAATGTGATGGACCTACTTCCTGCCATTATCTCAGCTATGCCAAAAGCAAGAGCAACCGTGGCGTTGAATCAATTCTTAAACCCATTGGGCTATTCAGTCGCGGCCATTGGCTCATGCGATAGCATGGTGAACCGAGATCAATTGTTGGCGAATTTTAGTAAAGAATCGTCAGAGGCTTTTCGCTCGGTTCTGTTGCTAAAAGAACATGCCACACGTGACCAACTTCGAGACGCTTACAAAGAGATCCAAGAGAGTGCCGGTTCTCATGAACCCTTACTCAAATACATTGAAACTTTAATCGCGCAAAAAGGCTGACCACCTCGATGCATTTCAACCACCGAATAAGAGAACTTTGTGCAATGAGTCTTTATATCGTTTTTATCAGTGGTATCCGTTTCTGGATGTATGCCACTGCCGAAGGCAAACGCGTCGTTTCTCGTGATGAAGCCGCGGCTATTTTCCACAGAATGCAAGCGGCTAGGGCGGCAGTATGATTGAATTTTTAGATCGCCCGGTGGCATTTCATCGCTCTTTTGTGAGGCTTGGTATTGGGGTGACGGGGGCTTTGCTGCTTAGCCAATCGCTCTACTGGAGCAAAAGAACCAATAATACCGATGGTTGGTTTTATAAGTCTGCTGAAGAGTGGAAAGATGAAACAGGCATGACGCGAACAGAGCTAGAAACCGCGCGTAAAAAACTGCGTAATTTAGGCATTTTGGAGGAGAAAAAAGTCGGCGTACCTTGCCGACTTCATTACCGTATCAATGCTGCAAACTTGGTTGCATGTTTACAGCAAACTAGTTTGCAGGATTCCTGCAAACAGGCGTGCGGGAATCCTGCAAGCATGGCTGCGGAAAACCTGCAAGCTAATACAGAGAATACACAGAGACTACCAGAGACTACTTCAGAAAAGAGTGGTGCGCCTAAGCGCAAAACGGCTTTGAGTTTCATTCTTGAAAGTGATTGGCCTAGCGAACTTAACCAAGCGGCGTGGACGGCTTGGTTGGAGTATCGCAAGAAAGTTCTTAAGAAACCTTACAAGTCGCAGCGTAGTGAGCAAGCTGCGATAACCAAGCTGCTCAACTTATCGAAAGGCGTTGCTGAGGTTCAAAAGATCATCGTTGATCAATCCATTGATAACGATTGGAGTGGGTTGTTTGAACTGAAAGAGGGTGTTTGGGGTGCGGCTAGAGCGGGTATGAGTAATACCTCAACGACGGCCCAAGTCGGTGAAAGCTACCGTGAAGGCATGGATATTTCTAAGTACCAACTACCGGAAAGCAGGGGGTAGCTATGACATCATTACAACATCTTCAAGCACGTATTCCAGCGCATATTCAGCCGTACAGCCGCGCCCAAATGGATGAAATTCTCAAACGCGAGGAAGAGGAAACCAGCCGTAAGATCTTCCAGCAATACCAAATTGCCAAAGTGAAAAGCGCACTTGGCCGTAGCGGTATTGGTAAAAAACACGCCAAGTGCCGTTTGGATAATTACATTACCGAAACTCAAGGCCAGCGAATAGCGTTTAACCACGCCAACACGTGGTTGGTGGATTTCCTGAAAGCCCCACACAACCGCAGCTTTGTGTATTCCGGTACGACGGGAACGGGCAAGAATCACCTTGCGTCGGCCATTGGTAATAACCTACTCGCACGTGGCAAATCAGTGATGGTGATCTCTGTGTCTGATTTGATGCTGAAAATTCGTGATAAGTACAATTCAAGCAGTGTGATGACGGAAGCGAAGTTTATTGAAGTACTGAGCAAAGTCGATTTATTGGTGCTTGATGAAGTTGGAGTGCAGCGCAAGAACGATCACGAAAACATCATGCTGAGTACGATCATCGATGCGCGTTGGGCGAACGACTTACCAACCGGCATTCTCACCAACCTTGGGTATGAAGAACTGCAAAGCCTGCTTAGTGAGCGAGTGGTAGAACGCTTGCTCGATGACGGTGGAGAGTGGGTTTCATTTGTATGGGAAAGCTTTAGAGCTAAGTCGCGTAATGACTATAACCGCAACAAATAGGAGGCGGCATAAATGCGACCTGAAACGTTATTAGCGAAATTCGATTTAAAAGGGCTGAATTACGAACAAATGCACAATGGTGGTGGGAAAGGCTTATTCTCGTTAGAAGAGCAGTTGGCGATGGTTGGCGTTACATGGAAAGAGTCACCCATAGGCTTTTTGATCTTATTTGTTGAAATGCAGAATAATCACCACTCACGTAACATGCTTGAAAAAGCGGTTATGCTTGAGGTGATCAACCAAACACAAAAGTGGCGTGGCCAGAAATGTGAAAAGGCTTTTGTAGCATTGGTTAGAACCGCTATTGAAGAGTCGACGAACCCACTTGGCCAAGTGTGCCCATCCTGCGGTGGTTCGGGTTTTTATTTAAGTGAATGCCGTCATAAACGAGTTTGTAGCCACTGCAATAATGGACGCATTGAATGGAATTATGAACAGCGCTTTGCTGCTATGTGTTCTGGTGAGTTTGCTTGCACTTACAGCATGTTTAAGCGCTATCACGAAGTGCTTGAGCCGATCACTAAATGGCTTTGCGCAAAGCGTAATGCGGCTATGCTGGCACTGATGGAGCGAATAGAACGTGAGGAAATGGCTTAGAAAAGTATTAGATAATAAGTAGTGGCTCGCAAGTTTGTTATCTCTCGCTTTTTTTTGAGTATTTTTCCGTTAATTTTGAGACAAATAACAAGTAACACCTTCATTTGCTGCTGTAAACAAAACGCCTTTTGCGCGTTTCTTATTCTGGATAAAGGCGCTTTCGCGCCTTTCCTTTTTTCTGATAGGTTAGCTTAACCCTCTCTCATGGCATTCAACGTGAGGTCGAAGGTTTCTTCTTCCATTTCAATACCGATAAAACGCCGATTCAATGCTAAACAAGCCTTACCTGTTGAGCCGCTTCCCATAAAGGCATCAAGCACCACATCGTTCTCACGGCTACTGGATAACAGAACATGTTCAAGTAATGCTTGGGGTTTTTCGCATGGGTGTTTGCCCGGATAATATTGCACCGGTGCAAATTGCCAAACGTCTGTATAAGGAACGTCACTGGTGACACTAAAGGGGCGGCGCAAATGCTCATATTCCGCTTTTAAGCCGTCAAATTCACGAACAAGCGTTTGGTACTGTGAATTCAGGTCATTGTATTCACCGACTAATTCATGATGCGATTTAACCAGTTCTCCTCGTTTTTTATCAAAAAGCCTCTGTAATTTCAGATATTGATCTTCATTTGGTAAGGCCCATTGGCTTTCACTAAACCAGTGGGAGCACATTTGTGTGCCTGTCGCCTCGTTGATTTCTTTCGCGGTTACGCTAAGCTGTTTACGCGCATCCATAAAGTAATCAATCAGGGGTTTGAAGACCTGTTTTTTTAATTGAGAGCATTGAGTGGTGTAGCCAGAGCAGCCTTTTGCATATCCCTCAGCGTTATAATGCCCGGCAAAAATAATGCGTTCAGTCGCGGGAAAGAACATGCGTAAATCTGGTTTGTGCATGCGCCGCCATGGCCCCGAAGGCTTAGCCCAAATGATATGGTTAAAAACCTCAAAGCGATTGCGGATCAGTATTTCTGTATCACTTGCCAGTTTAGATCCACAGAACAGGTAAAGACTACCCGAGGGTTTTAACACACGCCAGAATTCAAGAATGACCTCATCAAGCCAAGCGAGAAAAGATTGAACGTCAGGCCATTGGTTATCCCAAGCATTGCGCTTAACTTGGAAATAAGGGGGATCGGTCAGAATGAGATCGACGGAGTTATCCGCCAAGGTTTTAAGGTACGGTAAGCAATCTGCGTTGACTAATGTAGCACGACCATCGTGCAGGGTGTGTTTGTGCATTCTTATCTCCTGTTAACAAGAGCCTTGAATACAAATAGCGATAGGTAGCCGCCAGCTATAGCGGTTTAAGCATATAGCTGGCGGCGTTTTGCTGCTTCCTCTCCAACATTGTTGGGTCTCAGGTACTCAAGGCATCAAAACACCTCAAGAGTCTATCATAACTTAACTGTGTTTATATACAGTATTTCTAGTTGTTTTAGTGAGTTGCTGCAAATCGGGGAGGGGTTGCTGCGCGAGCTGTTCTAATACAAACGCAATGTGGTGTTCACTGTGTTCTGGATGTAGCCGAGCGATAATATGAGGCTCAACCACGCCATAGCGCGAATAGGTCACGATAGTCTGTACGAGTGTTTTTGCTTCTGGTGCAATGTTTAACATGCTGAATTACCATGAAAATAACTATGTCACGACACTAGCTCTGGGAGCTATAACCATCCAGTCTTGTTTTCTACTTATCCATGGAAGTGTGATGTTGAGGGAAATGTTATCGGTTTCATATCGTTAGCAAGTTGGTAGAATACCCGCTTTCACTATATTGGTGAGGCTCAACCTCTAATTTTTTAGTAAATATTGTCACTGTCAATATTTACGCTTTGGAATGTAAATGAAAAAAGAAGATCTAAAGGCTTATGGTCAAGCTCGTGGAATATGGCGAAAGTCATCATTAAACGGCCGCAGTGAACAGGTTAAGGTTGCGGCTTTACCAGCGACCTCTCAAGCACCACAGAGCCAGTCTTATGTCAGTGAACAGGTTCTAGCGTCACAAGCAGCGCAATCGCAGTCTGTCTCTTACCCGGCGGGTGTGAGCATTGCTGATTACTATGGCATAACGAAAGCTCAGGTATCAGAAAGGCTGGCTGAGTCAATTGGTTTGCAGTGTTCATTAGAAGAGGAAATGGCGAAGAATCATCAGCATGTGTTGATCACGGATTTAGAGGATGCGCATAAGGTACTGCATAACGTTTGGCTTGAATCTGGTCGTGATGTAGCTGCCTTAGCCGCCAGCATCAACACGGCTAAATCATGGTTTAACCATACCGAGCCAATGTTTAATGCTCGCTCTATTGCTAAACAGTTTGGAGACATGGGTATAAAAGCCGATTTGGTAGAAAGTAAAGGCAAGACCTTTGTTGCGTTCTCTGGAACAGATAAGAACGGGAAAGCACTCAAGCACGCTTTTGTTAACGGTACTCGTATCAATATGAATGGTAAGAAATACCCACTCAACTCGTTCAAATCGGTGCAAGCTGGGTTTAGTCCTAAATCAAGGGCTGCGAATTTTAAAGGGGCTGGCGTATTAACGTTTGTTGTATCTGCCAGTATTGCGACCAGTGACTTAGTATTCAAAGATGATTATCACCTAGTGGATTGGTTCGGTCATGTGGGCTCTGACATGTTTAAGGCTTTGGTACAATTTGGGGCTGGTGAGGCCGCGCTGTTTGCGGCTGCTTTTTATGGTGTTTCGATCATGTCAGGAGCAATTCTGGTCGTGTTTGCGTATATTGCCATTGAAGCTGTTTGGTCAGAGTACAAGATTGCAGATAAAGTTGTAGGAGGGTTAGAAAGTGCTCTTGAGTAATAAAATTCGAGTTGTGGGTGTTGCTCTACTTACCATTGTCATAATGGGTTGGTTATGGATTTGTGACTTTTTGCTAGAAGATTACTTCGCTATTTTGAATCAAGCACCTACCGTTCGATTGTCTGTTATTACATTATGGGTTCCTGTTGGTGTTTTAGGTGTACTGTTGAGTATGCTTTTTATGTCGCCTAAGGCTTTGTTTTTAGGAAAAAAAATAAATGAAGTGTATTCGCCTAAAGCAATGCAGTTGGCAAATAAAGTGTGTATTTATTTTGCATTAGCAGGCGTTGCCTTTGCAGCAGGCTGGACTTATCACTCTCTCGATTTATTGGACAGGTACGGTTACGTTTATAGCCGCGACTTAACCGAGATAACCCCTACAGGCATCCATTTGATGTACATAAAAAGCAATTCTCAATGAACTATATAAGAATTGTGCTGTGCTTGTTGGTCACATGGCTATGTTGGTGGATAACTTCAGGGAACTTAAACCAAGCCTTTGGTTTGCTCCCTTCAAGTGTTGAGGTCTCTGGGGTTTTAAATATATGGGCTGGGTTTAGCGGTGTTATCGCTAGCATTTATCTCATTGTTTACTCAGTCAAAGATGAGTTTAACCTATCACTTCCAATCGGTGAAATTAACAAAGTGATCATCATTTTTGTCTTAGTAATTTCACCGTTATTTACTGTTATCACGTATAGCAAAATTCATTCTAATCTCGAAAACTATGTGGAATGCTCTGAACTAAGGACACTATCAAGCCGTTACTCAAGCCGGACATATGCTATTTCGTCGGAACTTTGCCAGCAATTCGTAGATGAAAAGAGTCAGTGAGGGCTGTATTACGTGTTGTCATTGTTCAACAATCAGCTGCGACTATGCATAGTTCAGTTTTGCCTCAAAGTTAGTTACGACTCTCAGGGGTAGTGCATCTAGTCAGGTAGCTTTAGAAAAACTTTTTTGTCGTAATCTATTTAGATCTCATATCAATTGGAGCTATTGTGAAATAGGTCGTTGTACGGATGCACATACACACATATAGTTGACTAAACAATTAAACATAATAAGGATAGCAAATGCTTGATTTTAGTCAGCTTGGTGGAACCAACCCTGTTGATAGTTCTTTCAATCCTCGTGAGATTTTTCAGGCTCTTCCTAAGGTTAGCGGGAAGTTTCAGTATCCGCGTGATGTCCAAAGTCAAGTTTGGGCGAAATGGTATGAAAGAAGGGATACAAAAAACTTAGTGATCAAGATGAATACTGGTGGTGGTAAAACGTCAGTAGGTTTACTCGTGTTAAAAAGTTGCTTAAATGAAAGGAAAGGACCTGCTGTTTACGTGGTACCTGATAACTACCTTGTAGATCAAGTGATATTGGAAGCCAAAGAACTCGGTATTAATACTACTAAAAACCCACATGATCATCGGTACTTATCATCTAATAGCATACTTGTTATTAATATTCATAAGCTTGTTAATGGTCGGTCTGTTTTTGGTGTGGGTGATGAGGGCATCAAAGTGCCTATTGGAAGCATTATCATTGACGATGCTCATGCGTGTTTAGACACTGTAGATCAACAGTTTACAATGGAAGTTCCCAGCACCTCTCCTCTATATAACGAACTGCGCTCTACTTTTGACAGCGTATTGGAAAAGCAGAGTTATGCCAAATACCATGAGATCTTAAGTGGTGATACAAGTGCTTTCTTACAGGTGCCGTTCTGGAGTTGGCAAAAACAACAAGCAGTGGTGACACAAACACTTGTGAAACACAAGAGTGACCGTATTATCGAGTTCTCATACCCGTTACTTAAGAGTCACTTACAGTTAGCAAACTGTGTGTTTAGTGCAAGTAAAGTAGAGATCTCCCCTCATTTTATCCCCATTTCTGTAATACCTGCACTGGGGCAAGCAACACGAAAAATATTTATGACTGCAACACTTGCAGACGACAGTATCCTTTCTAGCCATTTTGGTGTGAACCCTAATGAACTATCTAACCCGATAACTCCCGATAGTGCTGGAGATGTCGGTGATCGTATGATCTTACTACCTCAGGTTATTAACCCAAAAATAACAGACGAAGATATCCAACAGCTATGTAAAAGCGTGTCTAAAAAACATAATGTTGTAGTTATCACTCCATCTACATATCGAGCTCAGCAGTGGGAGAACGTATCCGATCTCACATTAAACTCAAGTAATATTAGTGAAGGAGTTGCTCGTTTGAAAACTCAACATGTTGGTTTAGTCGTGTTGAATAATCGTTATGATGGTATTGATTTACCTCAAACAGCATGTAGGCTCCTAGTTATCGATGGATTACCCGATGCTAGAAACTTGATCGATCGAGTGAAGCAATCTTCGTTGATGTCGAGCAACTATGATAATGTTGAGAAAATCCAACGGATTGAGCAAGGCATGGGACGGGGTGTTCGTTCAAGCGATGACTATTGCGTAGTTCTACTCACAGGAAAGGGGCTAACAAGCACTATCTATACAGATAACGCTATTGAAAACTTTTCACCAGCTACACGTGCGCAAATGAATATATCAGAAAGCGTTACTGCACAAGTTACAGATAAACCTGCTTCAGAGTTAGAGCAGTTGATGGACTATTGTTTACTTCAAAATCAACAATGGGTTGGGTTTAGCAAAGGTCAACTCGCCCAATTGACTTATGATGAACGAGCCGATAGTAAACCAATTAAGCTTTCACTTTATGATGCTTATTTGTCGGCTATTCGTGGTGATGTAAATAATGCATGTCGCATCATTGAAGCTACAGCGAATGCTTGTGACGATAACGCTTTAAAAGGATATCTAAAGCAAGTATTAGCTGAATATACGAATATCAACGATGAAACTCAGGCCCAATTGATATTGCTAAATGCAAATATCTATAACCAGAGGCTTTTAAAGCCACTGTCTGGACTTAACTATTCTAAAATCAACAACTTAACGCAAGAGCAGGCTGAGCAATGCTCAAGCTACTTGAATAGTAAGTTCTTGGTAAAAAACAAGATGATCATTACTGCAAATGCCATAATCGACGACTTATTTTTCAAACCTAAGTCAGCAAACAAGTTTGAAGCTGCAATGAATGATTTGGCAAAAATGTTGGGGTTCAATAGTCAAAGGCCAGAACTTGCGTATAACAAGGGACCAGACAACCTTTGGTCTATTGGCAACCAACAATATTTGGTTATTGAGTGTAAAAATGAAGCTACCTCTGACACAATAAATAAAAGCTATTGTAACCAGCTAAATGGTTCCTCTACTTGGTTTGAAACCCAGTATGATTTTACGAGTCAGCACACACCGATAATGATTCATCCTTCTGTGACGTTTGAATACGCATCTTCACCTAAGCCGACTATTCGTATTATCAATGAGCAAAAGCTGCAGGAGCTTCGTCAAAATGCTCTTAGCTTCTTTGAAGCTATCTCAACAAATAACGAAATCAATAATGTCGATGCGATACGTGAGAAGTTAGCGACCTACAAGCTTCGAGGTCAGGATATGGTGGAATGCTACACTGTGCCATTTAGGGTATAACATCCAAGGTATTTAAGGGGAGCAATAGCTCCCCCCCTTTTTTGCGTAACTCGCGAGATTTATAACACAGAATTGTCCAAAGACGTGCTGACGCCGATCTAGGCAAACACGTCTTTGCCCCATTATCATTTTCAGCTACAAAACGCATGTTCCAAGACAACCGGAGTTTACCCAAATCCTGCTCATGCGACGACGACAAAACTCATGCAGTCAAAATGATTTTTTATGTTGGTAAGGTCGCTTCCGGGACAAGAGCGCCTTAGTGCGACCACTTCAAAACATTTCTGCGTTTCCCCAAACCAAGTTCGTCTTTTCATAAATCAGAAGCTAGGGAAACTGCGAACAAGTCCTGCAATTTAGGTATCGAGCGAGGTTTTGAGCGGCCCGCCTGATTTTTGAACGCTAACTGTTCAATTTTGGCCAATATACTGCCGTTTTTGGCAGGATTTCGACCTAATTCAGGGCTATTCCCGGATTTCAGACAGATCTTGGCTGTCGTCGTAACATCTGGTCTACTTTAAACAGGTTCGCCAAGGTGAATAGCATGGCTAACTGTGAGTCATTTTTCGTCAGCCCTTTATAGCGTGCTTTGATAAAGCCGAACTGACATTTGATGATCCGGAACGGGTGTTCTACCTTCGCCCGAATGCTGGCTTTTAAATACTGGCTCTTCTCGACCAATCCCAATGGAGCGGAAGCGAGCTCGATGCTTTACAGTATCGTCGAGACAGCGAAAGCCAACGGCCTTATCTTTTACGACTACATGGTCAAGTGCATGCAGGAGTTAGCAAAAGCTGAACCTGATATCGATGCACTCCTGCCTTGGAACTTCAAACACTAACAATATCGCCCCGTGGGATCATGGGGCGGATACAATATGTTCTAAAAACCGCTTAATTTCAGTTCTTGTCATCACTACTGGTAATTTTTGAGCAAGTTGAGATTTCTTGAAATTCATGCTAATTGATAGCGGTTCTTTAATGGTTTCACGGTACAGGAAATGGAGAGAGTTAAGCGCCAACGCTTGTGTTTTAGCGGCTACTTTCCCATTAACAGCTAAGTCAGTTAAAAACATCTCAACTTCTTTACTACCCATTCTCATTGGATGTGTTTTGTTATTGAAGTAGATGAATCTTGTTATCCAGTGCAAATATGCTTCTATAGTTTTTTGCATAGTGTCGCGCTTGCATATACTCTTTAATGCTTAAAATAAATTGTGATTTCATATTTTTCCAATAAAATTGCCTGTTTTTATATACAGTATTGTTGTTTTTGGTTTAGTCAACAAACTAAGTTTCATAAAGTCGTCTAATGTGACGTCTGGCGCAGTTTTTATTCAACTAACAATCTGATAAAAAAGATTTATATGATAGATTCCTAATTATCAAAGTTCATGATAAGTGGCCGGTAGCGTGGTAAATTAGGTCGCATTTTGTTGTATAGATAGCGTTAGTTGCTTGAAGATAAATTCATATCAAAGGAGAAGCAAAGTGGTACATGCTTACGGCGCTGAGGAGACAAAAGCGTTCTGTTGTAACTGCAAAAAAGTTACGGTTCATAAGTATGAGAGCTTTTCAAAAACAGAGCCTAAAACTGAAGCAAGAGGTTTCTTTTCTGGGTTATTTGCTGCAATAGCAAGTGCTTTGATGGAAGGTGAGCCAACGGGTGATTATAAATGTAAGGTTTGTGGCACTAACCTTAGCACGCCAGACCACTTGGACTAAGTTCTTTAGCAAACATCAGCTACGCAACTAACAAAGCGTTAAAGCGGGACTTGGCACGCGTGGCATTTTCGGTTTGCAGTTTGTTTAGTGGTTAAGGCGTTATGCGGTCACTTTTGTATTGCGTGCCTGCGCCCCTTAACGCGGCGTTATGGCACAGGGCGAAAATGGACAAAATCGTAGAACTAATCAAACAAGATCCAATCCGAGTCGAAGCCTTAGCTTGTGTCTCTAAGCTTGGGTTGCCCCAATGCTATCTGGCTGCGGGTTTCATCCGAAATCTTGTCTGGGATTCGCTGCATAATTTTGAAGTGCCGACACCGTTGAATGATGTCGATGTCATCTACTTCGATTCAAATGAATCCAACCCAGACGCTTATCTAGAGTATGAAGCCTTACTCAAGGAAATGATGCCCAATCTAAACTGGGAAGTTAGAAATCAAGCCACAATGCACATTAGAAATGGGGACTTGCCATATTCAAGTTCTTTGGATGCTATGGGTTATTGGCCGGAAAAAGAAACAGCGGTTGGTATTCGTCAAGTTGCCTCGAATCATTATGAGTGCATTGCGGCTTTTGGGTTTGATTCGTTGTTTGGTTACTGCATCACACATAACCCTAAAAGAGCACGAGAAACGTTTGAAAGTCGTGTAAATTCAAAAGAGTGGCTAGTAAAGTGGTCGCAGTTGAGAATTGTGCCATAACAAACAATTTAAGAGTGATTCAGCACGCTCGGCAATTTTGGTTTGGGTCGAGTTTCGTGTTTACGGTGTTCAACTTGAGTGTTGTGGTTGCGTGCTTCACACCTTAATTGGGCGTTAGGTTTTTCTTGATAGTCAATCTGTTCTAATTTAAAATGTGACAACTATCACAAAAAGGAGAATGATATGACTCAAAGACCTGGAGAAATGCCTAAAAACCCTGGTGAATATGAGGAAAGAGGTCCAAGAGGTGGGAGAATCCCTAATCCTAGACAGGTAACTATAGAGAAAGGCGACAACAAGTTGCCTCCTACCCAAAAGCCAAATCGTGTTTGGGTTAAGTTGAAAAAATAGTATTAAAGCTGTCTAGGGAGAAAGTTATGGGCTTTTCAAATCAACTAAAAAAAATTTTGCAAGATAACAAAGATACAATTGAGAAAACAAAGCAAGATAAAATAGCGAACGCTAAAATAGTTTTAGCTGAAGTGATGGGAGATCAATTAAATACAATTACATCAATTACTTTTGATCTTAGTGCTGGAAAATTTAAAGATGTTGAAGCTCCTGAGTCTTCAAAAGAATTACTTAGAAAGGCAAACTTGCTAATTGAGTAAAAACCTAACAAACGCTTCAAGAGGGACAGCCAACGCGTGGCATTTTTACTATGCGTTGGCTTTTGTGATTACTGTGTTAGGCGGAAAGTTAGTAGTAGCGTTGTCTGCCCCTTAAGCGGGCGTTAGGGCTTTTGGAGGTAAATTGGAAAATAGTGATAACGTTGTGGATATTCCACAACTAGATAAAGATGAATTGATCAAACAGCTGAAGCTACAAGTCTCTGAGTTGAAAAATGAAAAAAATCATGAGATGGACGAGCAAAAGCGCCAATATTTCATTCGACAGGCTGAGTTAAAAAATGACAGAGTCAAGGCAACCGTTATAGGTTGTATATTTATGTTTTGTCTTACAATTTTGGTTTTTCTATCTTTTCGAAATCCAGATATTTATTTGATTGACGCAGAGACAACTCAATTTGTAGCTCAAGCTGTAAATGCTTTTTTCCTGCTAATGATACCGTTAATTATTGGCTCAATTGGTGCAATTGCCCGAGTCATGGTTTCTGGCATGCCCATACTTAAAAACTCAACCTTAGTGCTTTCTTCTGGCTTGATGGCAATGTTTTCATGGGTTGGGATAAAGAGTGAAATATTAGTATCAATCATAGCTCCTCACCTTGAAAAACAAGGTGTTAATGTTTCCGAAGTTGCTGCTAATACTTCCGCCGAGTTTTATAGTATGGCGCTTGTTGCTATTGTTGTTGGTATGTTTTCGTCAAACGTTTACATTTTTATCAACCAAAAAGTAGAGTCTTTGACAAACGGAAGACAGCCCTAACAAACGCTTCAAGAGGGACAGCCAACGCGCGGCATTTTTACTATGCGTTGGTTTTTGTGGTTACGGTGTTATGCGGAAAGTTGGTAGTAGCGTTGTCTGCCCCTTAAGCGGGCGTTATGCATGTTGGCCACCAATATAATAAGGCGTATTGTTCATGATTAAAAATAGCTCGCAGAGTGCGTTCGCATTGATAAAGTTCTTTAGTCAAAAGGAGCATTATCTAAGTTTTTTAGCGGGAACAAGTTTGTTTCGTACGCCTCATTACTACCGTACTTGTGAAGATATTGGTAGAGGTGATCGAAATGAATCTTGCATACTATTTTGGGATAGAAAGCTTGGTGGACCTAAACCTAAGTTCATTAGGCCAGATGGCTTAGAAATGAGTGATAAAGAGTTCGAAAGTGTATTAGTTTATCCTATTCATGAGCAACATGATGCTTGGATGCAATCTTGGGCTATTATAGGCCCTCACAATGATTTTGAGGGAGCTTTGGAGCAGATGCTGCAAGAATTCGGGCTGTTTTTCGTTATTTTGCCTGCGAATAGAATTCAGGACTACGCACAGTTAGTAGAAAAAGCTAGTGGCTTAAAAGTCAGTTTTGGTGCAGTTCAATACTCAGAAGATCCAATAGAGCGCTCCCTGACAGTAAAAGATTCCAAATTTAGCTATCAAAAAGAGTTTAGGTTTTTTGCTGGGAATTGCCCCAAAGGAGAGTTGGAAGAAAAGTTTTTTGAATTACCTGAACTTAGAAATTTGTTGTTAAATGCTCAGAGTTTAAAGTTTACTTCACCAAATGGTGTTGTTAAATACTGTTCAGTCGGACATGGTCGTACAGTAACTGTGAAACCCTGAAAGCGTAGGTTGAAAAAACATGCATAACAAAGCGTTTAAGAGGGATTTGGCACGCGTGGCATTTTCAGTTTGCGTTGAGCTCGGTGGTTACGGTACTGTGCGGTAACTTTTGTATTGCGTGCCTGCACCCCTTAACGCGGCGTTAGCACTCTCATCAGGTTAACAAGAGGATTACCATGAATTTTCAAGAAATGTCAGAGCAAGAAATATTAGAGATAGCGAATCCTATCATGGACAACTTGATGGAAGCGTCCACAAATATTGACCATGAGCAGCACGTTCGTGATTTTAATAAGCGAATGTTAAAAATCGTTACTCGCGATTATCTCAATGAGATCTGCATAAAATATCAAGCCGAAAAAGGTTTCTTTGCAGAAAGAGAGCTAGTAGCAGTATTCAGGCGACCAGATTCAGCTGCAATTGTTTGGAGGCAATATTACACTAAAGCGCCGGGTGAACATGTAGCTGAAATGGTTTTAGTTTACGAAGACGGTCGCTATTTAGTAGACCATGCGATGGTGTTCTAAAAGAGTGCTAACAAACAATTTAAGAGCGATTCCCAACGCATGGCATTTTGCATTCCATCGTTGGGTTTTGTGTTTAGGGTGGTATGGTTAAGGTTCGTGGTAGCGTTGCTCACGCCTTAATTGGGCGTTATACAAAAAAGTTAAGTTAATGGGTAGGTGTTATGATAAAAGATATAAAGTTAAAAAATTTCAAGTCCTTAAGTTTAGATGAGAACCTTAAACTAAATTCACTTAATTTGTTATGTGGAGCTAATAGTTCAGGTAAGAGTTCATTGATACAATCAATCTTAATGCTATCTCAAACTTTTGGTACGAGGTTTTCTCATAAGTCAGTTGCGCTTAATGGACACTTAGTGAAGCTTGGTGGCTTTGAAGATGTAAAAAATAATAAAGCATCAAATGAAAATATAATTATTTCATTTAGTGTTGATGGCATGCATGTTAATAAATATCAAACAATACAAAGGGTTAATGTCGAATTTGAGTTTGGGTTTACTAATAGCGAAAAAGAAGCGTTAAATGAACAGTTAGACCCACCATTGCTACGGTCAATAATTTCAATTGAACATCAATGTGATGATGATAAGGTACAGACGTCAGAGATACATATAGAAAAACTAAAGGAAAATGAAGAATATATAGACTTAGAATATCAAGTTTCTTTGGTTAAAGGAGAGTACTTTGATGATGTTTTATCTTCATTTCCAAGATCTAAAATAATTGGCTGTTATTTGAATGGATTCATTCCTGAAGAGATATTGATTAAATATGACCACAGCAAGATGATGGCAGATAGTCTTGTTGATAATTTAACGTCTCTTGGGAGAAGAAACTTTAATAAGATGCGTATGACTCGCCATTTACTAGGTGAATATATACCATTGGAATTATTTGAATTTATTGTGAAGGAAATTGAAAGAGAAAATAAAGAAAAGAAGAAAGAGATGGTATCAAACCTAAAGAGCAACAGAAACCACTTTTTCTCTCATTTAAGTGAGGATGTATTAAAACAATTAGATCTTGATTTGCTTTCTAATGTTATTATTTCCAATAATAATGATATCGATATAGATGAAATAAAGAAAAAATTTCTAATTAACGAAAGGGTTAATGTCAATGAATGGCACGTATATTGTAACGGTCTTGATCTTAAAAATAGAGAGGCTTTATTTTCATTTATTAGAGATATTAGATTTAAACTTGTAAGTATCTTGCATAATATAATCGGCGAAGATTTTAAATATCGTACAATCCGTCTGGATTTATTTCAGAAAGTATATTCATTTTTACAGAGTAATTTGAGTAATGGGGTAAAATATTTGGGGCCATTACGAAGTGACCCTAAATCTATTTATCCAATAACGAATTTAATTGATCCTAAGGATATAGGTGTTAAAGGTGAAAATGCAGCAGCTGTTTTCCATATAAATAAAAATAAAAATTTAAATTCTCCTTTACCTGATGGTTTTGAGTCTAATAAACCTCCTTTTGAATTGAAAGTGGCATATCAGAGTTTTGGTTCTTCTGTTGTTGAATGGCTTAAATATATGGGTGTTGTTGATACTATTTCAACGATAGATAAAGGAAAGTTTGGCTATGAATTAAAAGTTAAAACTACAAATGGTGATGGGCTACAAGACTTAACCCATGTAGGTGTCGGTGTTAGCCAAGTCGTGCCAATTGTTATGCTTTGTCTTTTATCTGAAGCTGGAGACACTATAATATTTGAACAGCCCGAACTGCATTTACACCCTAAAGTACAAGCTAGATTAACTGATTTTTTAATTGCAATGTCTTTGTCTGGTAGGCAAGTGATTGTTGAAACACATAGTGAATATATGATAAATAGACTTCGTTATAGAATCGCATTATCAGATAACGAAGATATAAATAAAATGTCTTCTATTTATTTTGTGAATAAAGAAAGTGGTTTAACTAGATTTGATGATGTTTTTATATCTAAATATGGTGTAATTAAAGAGTGGCCTAACGATTTCTTTGACCAGACTCAAAATGAAGTAGAAGGTATACTTATTGCGGCAGCTAATAAGAAGAAATTAGAAAGGATTAAATTAAAATGCAAGCAATGATATCCTCTGAATTTCTTATAGAACCTGCATTTTCAGGTAAAGATTTTTTACAAAAATCTGTACGTGATATCATTAAAATAAACAAAATGGTAAGTAATGATTATGATGTGGATATAATTGTACAGGATGAGCTTATTAGTAAGTTATCTGATGCTGGTTTATATCCAAGTGAAAAAGTTTTTAATGAAAACATAATTAAGCATGGTCTTGATGATGAAATTTCAAGTAAGGATATTGTTACTATGATTCACAATATAGTGCAGCGTTCAAATGATTTGTCTTCATATACAGAAGTTTTTGAAATTGAATTTGAAAATGTAAATATAATCCCTAACAAGAGTGAGATAACGTATAAATGTTGTGTGGATGATTTAATTTATGATTTCATGATGGTTATTTTAATTAATGAAATTTATAAATTTAATTTAAAGATCATTTTCTCTCTAAGTAATAAAATCAAAGATGTAAACTTACAGACTGAAAAGGTTATAATATATGCCGATGAACAATCTGAAATTAAAGGTGTAGATACAAACTTTTCTTTAAGTTCGGTAGATGAGTTTTTGTTAGATTTTGGCTCTATCAATATATGGGCTAAAACTAATAATGAATATACTCTTTCTCTTGCAATTTACACTAGAGTATTAGAATTAAGAAGACAATCAGGAATCACTTATGATGATGATTTTAACCTTGATTCTTTTGTTATTGGAGATGGTTTTATTAACTCTCTTTATGCTAATCAATGTGGCCCAAATGAACGCTTTGGAAGTGCTTGCTTTGATGCTATTTCTCGTTTGATATCTGGCTCACCAAAAGAAGCTTTAAGTGTATTTCGTGTAAGTAGTGAAAAAAATGCAGCACAAAGAACTAGAGGTCTAGATCTAGCATTTCGAACTCATGTTACTAAAGGTAGTGAAGGCATTAGATTAATGGTATGGGCTTTACCTACAGGAGAATATGAACTTGCAAATGTAGGTAATAAGTTCGAACTGAATATTCAAGACTAGTCACTATATTTCGTATAACAAATGCATCAACACGATTTACTACACTCGGCATCTCAGGTTGTCGGGTGTTTTTCATTTTAAGGCGTCAATTTGCAGTATAATTGCTTGGTAGTAAACGTGTTATGCAGGCGTTATGCAACTCAGGTAAATTTAGGGGTTCAATCTTTTGGGATTTCTCCGGCTATTTGTTTTGTGTTGTCGGCAAATGAGCATTTTTACCCTCAAATTCGTGGTTAACTTAAACCGTAAAACAGGCAAGGTTCTTTGTGTGCCTCAATCGGTTTTAGCGCTGGCGCGTTGTCAGTTTGGCAGGCGCAAAATGTGGAAAGGGCAAGTTTATCGAGCATTTTGCACTTGCTGAAGTTTTAGCTCGTTGAGTTTTCCTAATTCAAAAGCTTGGTTGGTTGTTGAAAGGTGGACTTTGTTTTGGCGGCTCATATATCACAGTTCTTGCTTGGGTTGGTTCTTGAATCACTCAACCATTGCAATTGTGGCTTTTGGTCGTGTAAATTCAGTTTATCTCATTGAATTTGCATAACAAACGGCTCAAGAGGGATTGTCAACGCTTGGCGGTTTTAGTGCAAAATTGCAGTTCAGTGTTTACAGTGTGTTTTTTGAGTTCGGCGGTGCGTTGTCAACCCCTTAGCCGGGCGTTATGCTATTTCAATTTTGGGGCAATATGCTCCTATTTTATTTAAGGAAGAATATGAACAAGTTTTTAATTACATCTGCGTTAAGTATGGCTTTGATCACTGGCTGTATCGGTACCTATGGAAACAAAGGAAAAAGATACTGTCGCAAAACAATTTAATTCTCCTGCAGAAGGAAAAGCGGGTTTGTATGTCTATAGAAACGGTTCATTTGGAGCTGCAATAAAAAAAGTGATCTGCACCCGCGAAACTGGACACTTTACTAAGCGACTTTCCCATACCCGAAGTTATCCGTATTTTTCTAATTTAAGTATTTAGTCTAAGTAGCTTTTGTCCAAAAACAAGTTTGACACTTCGTCCATGAAGTGTGATTCAGAATAAACACAAAATTTATTTACTACATCTAGCGGGTGAGCGTTGACATTCACCACTAAATGCCGCAGGATTACCACATTGCAGAGCCTCACCTATTTGGTGGGGCTTTTGTGTTTCTAACATTTATTCTTCTGTATTGCGCCCTTATGGCGCTTTTTTTGTGCCTGTCATTTCTCATCTAGCTCAACAGTTCTGTGGGGCTTTTCATTTTAAATCAAGTAAGCAAAAGGACACTCCAGCAGGGGGTGGATATGCGTATGAATGAAAAAATCTCCAGCGCAATGTCGAACTGGTGGAACGTTTCTATTGCCTTTTTGGGTGGGGTATCTGCTGATGCGTGGATGGTGATTATTGCGTTTGGCGGTATGTTGCTGACCGCGTGGATAAACAACTACTGGCAAAAGAAACGTTTTCAAGCGGAGTTTGGCAATGAGCAAGGTAAATAATATAACTCGCTCTCTCATTGCGGCTGGTGCCGGTGCAATCGCCATTGCCACGTCAATGATAAAACCGCTTGAAGGAATAGAATATGTTCCGTACCGAGATGTTGTTGGTGTTCTTACGGTTTGCTACGGCACTACAGGGCCAGATGTTATCGAGGGGAAGGTTTACACAAAAGAAGAGTGTGAATACTTCTTACAGCGAGACTTAAAGAAGATCGAGCGCCAAATCCTTCCAATGATAAAACCAGCACTTCCAAAGCCTACCAAGGCGGCACTTTACTCTTTCACTTATAACGTTGGTGTGGGCGCGTTCTCTCGCTCAACGCTGCTTAAAAAACTGAACGCTGGTGATATAACAGGCGCTTGCAGTGAACTGAAGCGATGGGTGTATGCGGGCGGTCAGAAGTGGAAAGGATTGATCACTCGCAGACAGATTGAGGACGAGGTATGTCAATTTCAGCTTACTGGAAAATGATTGTCGCTGGCGTCATCACCATCGTAATCATCGCACTTTTCAGTTTGTATTCAGTAGAGAAAGCAAACCGCAAGGCAGTGCAAGCGAAGCTTGATGAGACAACGGAAGAGCGTGATTCACTGGTTGAGCTAAACAATAGGCAAATCGCCAAAATCCAATCCTTCAATGAACTCAGCATTAAACATGCGGAGGAAGCCGCTAATGCAAAGAAAGAAATTGACTCTCTTCGTGCTGACGTTCGCAACGGCGCTAAGCGGGTGTTCATCAAAGCCAGTTGTCCTGAGCCAGTGCCCAAAGTCGATAGCGCCAGAAGCGTGGGCGATGCAGGAGCCGCCGAAGTTGAACGAGCAGTTGCAGAAGATATTCTCGATCTCCGAGAAATGAACGCAAAAGCCATCAGGCAGATCCATTATTTACAAGGCTACATTCGCACTCAATGCTCGTTAGCCAGTCATTCTGATTAAAGAGGCCCGCTTGCTGCCTTAAAGCAAGTAAACCCACCACCGCCAAGAGCAAAAGCGTGCATTCTTTTTTGGTGTCGTCGAGCACCTAAGGTTTAGGCCATTATCCACAGTGCTTACGGCGGTGACCTTTCCCCCGCGTTGGCTTCTCGCTGTCTTAATTCGTTAGCTATGACCACGAAGCGGTTTACCGCTTACTCCTTACGTGTGAGCGCGAGTTAAGAATCAAAAAGAAGCAAGTCAAAGGTGAGACTCCTTACATTACTGGCAACGTCAACCATAGGCGACAAGGGCGTGACCACTCGGAGAGTCGGGAAAACTTTTATAACTTTGAGGAAGAAATGAACAATGAAAAACGCTTATGGAACTTGTCAGAGTTAGAAGTCTTTGGGTATCACCGTTCAACCATTCGTAAAAAGCTGAAAAACGCAGGGATAGAACCGACTGCGCATAAAGGTTCGACCCCACTTTATGATGTGGTTCAGGTTGTGCCTTACCTCTGCCAAGCCCCTATCAAACAAAGTGATGCGCCGGATTTAATGGGCTTTAAAACGGCAGCAGAATTGCGTGCTTATATTCAAGCCCAGACTGAAAAATTAAAGCTCATGCAAGAGGCTCAGGAAAGCATTGCTAGAGCAGAATACGAACATGAAATTGGTGCGTTGATCGCTTCAATAAAGGGCTTTAAAGATAAGGTTATTACACGGATTGAAACCGCTATTCCTAGCGTGAGTTCGTATCAGTTGGAAGACCTTGAGCGCTTGCTTAATTATGATTTAAGGGCCGTTTCTGATGAGCTTGAAAACCTTTGATCCTCGCTTAAATCTTGAGTTCGCTGATGCTGCACAAATTCGTCGGGATTTAGCTTATCTGTGTCGGCCTACCTCTAAAACCCCAGTCGAAGCGGCAGACGACGGTTTGTGGATTTCAGATGGAACCGATGCCGTTAAGTTTTTGTCGAGCCAAGTGCCGTACATGCGCGAGCCAATGAACTGTTTGGCTCGCCGAATTTATGAAGCCTTGCAGTTAATGGGGCCAGCACGAAGCGGAAAAACCAAGGCGTTGGTGGAGGGCTGGGTGAACTATGCGGTTACTCAAGCCCCCGGCGATATGTTGCTGATCTACTCGACTAAAAAGAAAGCGGAAAGCATTTCTAAAAAAGATTTATCTCGTTGCTTTTCGGCCACTACGGAAATCAAGAAGCTAAGAACTGGGCGAAAGTCAGATGATACGCTGACGTTTAAACATTTTTTAAATGGCATGAACCTGAACTTAGATTCGGCTACCGAATCGAGCTTATCTGCAGAAACGTTTCGTTATGCGGGTATCTCTGATTATGACCGTGCTGACGATGGGGTCGGGGAAGAGGGTAGCAAATTTCGTTTGTTACTAAAGCGTATTCAAAATGCCAAAAGCTCTGGTATGGCCATGGCAGAAAGCTCACCCGGTCGAGTGGTTCGGCACCCCGTTCCAGAAGAACAGCTCGGTGCGCATGAGGCTCAGCCTTGCGGCGGGATAGCTCAGTTATATAACCAAGGTGATCGGCGTCGGTTTTATTGGGTTTGTCCTGATTGTAAGGCGTGGTTTCAACCCCTCTTTGAAACGCTAAAGTGGAATGAATCGCTGGTCGATCATCAAGAGCAAGCCAAGAGCACGGTATGCCGCTGTCCTCGTTGTTGTTGTGATATTAGCGAGCAACAAAAACATGAATTGAATCTACACGGGCGCTGGTTTCGTGAAGGAGAGATCGATCAGTACGGTGAACAAGTTTTTGATGAGTCAGCAATACGTCAATCTAAATGGGCGTCATTTTGGTTTGAAGGCGTTGTGGCCTCTTATCAAAGTTGGGAAAACTTAGTTTATAACTACTTAACGGCACAAAAGCTCTATGACGAGAGTGGTGATGAAGATTCATTAAAATCGTTTTATAACGTCGATGTTGGTCGTCCTTATATTCTGCAATCTCGGGCTTTAGAAGTGGGAGCGCACGAACTGATGCAGCGTGCATTAGATCATCCGCGCAGCGTTGTTCCTCATGATGGCCGTTTTATTGTGATGTCGATAGACGTTCAAGGCGGTAAATCTAACCCACGCTTTATTGTACAAGCGCACGTTTATGGCCTTGGCCTACAGCGTTGGGTGATTGATCGCTTTGAAATACTCACCACTAAACACCGCAATGGTGATCGCATTAATCCAGCCGTTTACCCAGAAGACTGGGATTTGTTGGTTGATGAAGTGATGAAGAAAACCTACTCGCTTGCCGATGGTTCTGGCCGTGTCATGAAGCCTGTTTTAACGCTGTGTGATTCTGGCGGCTCAGCAGGTGAAAAGGACGGCAAACAAACGTCAGTGACTGACTTTGCTTACCAGTTTTATAACCGGCTTAAATCACAAGGTTTGGCACATTTGTTCCGCTTGGTTAAGGGTGCAAGCCGAGATATTGATCACCTAGTTAAAGAAAGCCACCCAGACAAGCGCAGTAAAATCGCACATGGTGAAATTAAGCTGCTTTTACTGCATACCAATCGCCTTAAAAACCGTGTTACGGCCAGTTATTCACGCCTTGAATTTGGTTCACGCTATTTTCATTTGCCCGGTTGGGCTGAACGGAATTGGTTTGATGAACTGACAGCGGAATACATTGATGAAAAAGGCAATTGGGTTTGCCCTCCAAACACCCGAAACGAAAGCTTAGATTTATGCGCTTACGCGGAAGCGGGTATGCATTATTTAGGTGGCGACGACATTGATTGGAACAGCCCGCCCGCATGGGCCGCACCTTGGCAAATTAACCCGAACGTGGTGGATGCCAACGTGAAACCAGAATTTGAACGCAAGCAGCGCCGATACAACCATTCAAGAGGTATTTACGGATGACAGCATTACCTACTAACCGTGAGCGCCTTGCATGGTACGTTGCGGCAGAGCAAAAGATTCTGATGCAGCAAGAAGTGACAACCGCAGAGGGCGAAAAACTGACACTTGCTAGTTTGGCAACGGTACGCGCTGAGATAGAGCGTTTGACTCGGTTGATCGCTCAAGAAGCACTTGGCGGCAGACGTAGTATGATTAGGAGGAATTACCTTGAGTAATCCGTTAAACCTATTCGATAAGATGGTGGCGGTATTTAGCCCAGAAAAAGGCTTAAAGCGGTTATATGACCGTTCGCTGCTGAACAAATACACCGCTGCGTTACCTACTGACCCCAAAACAAAGCAAAAGCGTAAATTTTCAAAGTCCTCAGCGAACGAACTCAATAAAGGCGCGAAAGCGATTTATGAAAGGGCGCGAGATGGTGATGAAAATAACCCATTTGTGACGGCCATTCTTGATGAGCTGTGCGCGAACGTTGTTGGGCCCAACGGTATTATGGTTGAGCCGCAACCGCTTGATCACAAAGGTGAGGTTCACATTGAATTTGCTCAAGCCATTTCAAAGTGGTGGGAGCTGCATTCGCTTGCGCAAAATATTGATAACGAAACGTCTCGCAGTGAAACGGAATGGCTAGCGTGTCGAACTTGGTTGCGCGACGGGGAAGTGTTTGGCCGAATGTACATGGGCCATCACCCAGAAATTAGTTATCCGTCTACTACGCCCTTTGCTATTCAGCCATTTGAGCCGCAATTCGTTCCGCGCCATATTACTGAGCTGGAAGGTGGTTTGATTGAAGGGATTAAGCGTAACAAGCTCGGACAAGCCATCAGCTACTTGATCCAAAAGGATTCAAATGGTTTTGAGTTTGCCGAAGTCGATGCCATGTTTATTTGTCATTTGAAGTTTACGCGGCGCTTACATCAAAACCGTGGCATATCGATACTGCACTCGGTGCTTGATCTCATCTCTCGTTTAGAAAGTTACGATAACTCTGAAATGGTGAGCGCTGAGATCGCCTCACGCTTTGCTTACTACATTAAGCGTGACCCTACGCTTGGTGCTGATAATGGCGATGCTTTTTCGCGAGGTGGCGACATCTTCCTTGGTATGGGTAACTCGTTTGAGTTAGCACCCGGTGAAGATGCAGGGATTGTGGAATCTAACCGCAAAGAATCGATGAGCGCGCCGTTTCGAAGTGGTCAGCAAAAACTAGTCAGTAGTGCGGTTGGGGTAAACAACTCTTCGGTCACACGCAACTACGATGGTGCGTATTCATCGAACCGCCAAGAACTGGTTGATTCCTACGCCCGCTACCGAGTGCTGCAACGTAAGTTCGTACTGAATTGGACACGCCCGCAGTACCGTTATGCGCTTTCAATGGCGATCCTCAAGGGGGAGTTGAAAATACCCGCAGGTGTGGATGCTTCCAGCGTTTACAACGCGATTTACCAAGCCCCCGTTATGCCGTGGATTGACCCGAAAAAAGAGATGGACGGAATTGAAAAAGGCTCACGCCTGAGTTTGTTCTCTCTTAGCCAAGCGCAGCGTGAACGCAACATTAACCCACTGGCAACCCGCAAAGAAATTCAATCCGAACGCAAGCAGCTTAATGAGATGGGCATAATTAGCACCGCTGATCCTGCTCATAACATTGCACCTGTTGATCAAATCAAAACCAACGAAAAAGGCGAGGGAGTTCTCGATGCCTAAACCAACCGATAAACGCTGGTATACGTTAACGAACGAAGCCGACGACAAGCCAGCGCAACTTTACATCCACGGCATTATTGGCAGTTATGACATTGCTGCCATTGATCTTATTGCTGCTTTGCAGGCGATTGGAACCAAAGATATTAACGTGCGTATCCATACTCGTGGCGGTGGTGTGTACGAAGGTATTGCAGTGCATAACGCACTGAAAGCTCATAAAGGTAAAACGACAGGCGTGGTTGATGGGCTTGTGGCTTCCATTGGTACTTATGTGTTGAGCGCGTGTGATGTTCGCCAAATGCCGTCAAACACAACGATGATGATCCACAACCCGCAAATTGGTGCGTGGGGTGAGGATGATGATTTAGAAGCTGCACTACAACAGTGGAAAAATTCGCGTGAGTTAATTTCCCAAGAATACGTGGAGCGTTCTGGCAGCAAAAAGACGTTGGAAGACTTCCTTGAAGCGATGAAGAAAGAAACATGGTTCACCGCTGAAAAAGCCCTTGAGTGGGGCTTGGTTGATGAGGTGATTGACCCGGTTGATTTAACTAACTGCTTTACCGAAGACGATATTCAGGACATTTCGAATTACAAAAACGTGCCTGATTCATTAATCAATGGTTTCAATTTGCAACCCGTTAAAGGCAGCAAACGAGAACCGACCAAACAGGCGGCAGACGCCGACCCTAATCATTTACAAAACCATTTAGACGAACAGGTAAGCGATATGCCGAAACCACTAACACCTGAAGAACTGCAAAACGCAGTCAAAGCAGAAAACAAACGCCAGCAAGATATTCGTGCTTTATGTGTAAAGCATAACGTAGGTGATGAGCTGGCCAACAAATTGTTAGAAGATACAGAATGTTCTGTAGAGCAGGCGTCCAGCCAAATTCTACTCAATATGGGTAACGAAAAAGAGAATCTTCGTAACCTTTGCAAAACCTTAAACCTGAGTGATGAATTGACTAATCAGGTTCTCAATAACCCGAACATTACGATTGAAACCGCCAGTGAACAGTTACTGAATGCGTTGGGTGATCATAGCAGTTCGGGTACCAAAGCAAACTTAACCGCAACTCATCTACACATTGGCAATGGCGATCACGTAAAAGAAGAACTTCAAAACGCACTGAATGCCCGTGCTGGTGTGGCTGAGTTAGACAAGCAAAACTCGTTTGGTCATGAATCATTACTGAACATGGCTCGTGCTAGCTTGGGCGTCAATGCGGGTACGGGGTTAACCAAAAACGAACTGGTTAACCGCGCGTTTAACAGTGGCGATTTTGGCGACATCATTACCGAGAGTATTCGCACGGTAATGCGTGATGAAACCAAAGTGCGTGCGCCGTTATGGCGTGAACTGGCAAACGTGGAAAACCTCAGCGATTTTCGTGAAACCGAGTTGGTCATGGTGAATGATGCGCCGGACTTGATGGCCATTGGTGAAGATGGTGAATATAAATCCGCATTGCTAAAAGGCAGCGGTGAGCGTATTCAATTGGCGACCTTTGGCCGAGCGATTCAATTTACCCGCCAAGCGATCATCAATGATGAAATTGGCTTGATTGCTAAGGTGCCACGCAAGTTCATGCAAGCGGGTTACCGTTTATCAGATAAGTTGATGTTTAACTCCATTTTGAGCGGGAAAATGGGCGACGGCAAATCTGTATTCCAAGCTGCGCCAAGCGCTGATAAGTGGGGAAACCTTGTCGCTAACATTCCTGCCAATGATTACGCGGCGCTTATCATGGCACTGCATAAAGTATTCGCCACTGCAACCAGTGTGCCATTTGGCGGTGAGAAAGACGGCGGCGGCGATGCGCTAGATTTGCGCGGTGAGTTCTTGATTGCTCACCCTGATCATGCATCCATGCTTGAAGCGGTATTGAATACCGCCAGCAAGCCAGACAGCTTTAACCCTGCTTATAAGAAGTTCAATAAAGTGATTGAAACTGCGCGCTTAACTGACGTGAATGGTGCGATTGCTCTGACATCGAAAGATTTTGATTCAGTAGTCATGGGCTTCCTTGATGGCCAGCAAGACCCTTGGTTGGAAACGGGTGACGGCTGGACAAGCGACGGTGCGAAATTCCGCATTACTTACGATATTTCATCGAAAGTGGTGGATCGCCGTGGTATTGCGAAAGCGACGTTCAAGCAGTCGTAATCGGTCTGTTAGATAGGGTGAGCTTTGCTCACCCTTATTGATTTTATTCATTTAGTTAAGTGATTGGTGAAAACGATGCGTTATAGCGACGGTAAAAAAATTGCGGTGCTTGCCCCTGCAGGCGGGGTATTAAAAGACATTCCCCACTTGGTGGGTAGTTTAGTAGTCGTGCCGACTCAAACCGCGAAAGAAGGTGCGATGGTGACGTGCCACATTGATGGTCACTTTGATGGCCCGATTAAAGTGGGTGACACACCAAGCTTTGATTGTGATGCGGCTTACTTTGAAGCGGGCGAGTTTACTAAAACGAAACCGACGGCAGAAGGTACGGTTTCGCAACCTGTTGGTGTCTTTGTGGATGGTGGTGTGCTGCTGACTGGCAGTGTGATTACCGAAATCGTCTCTGCTGCTTAAGTATGAGTAGCTTATTTGAATCTGCTCGGGGGTTACTCCGGGCATCTATCGCGGATTGCTTTGGGCATTCTATTTTAGTGACGACAGCAGAAGGCGATCAGCGAGAGATTATTGGGTACATACAAAGTGCAAAGCGCGGTGAGCACACTGTGTATCGCTTACTTACTGATGAAGCGTTACCAGAGCAATGCAGTACGGTTTATAGAGATAAGTCGTATATGTTGGTTTATGAGATGCCTGTTAAATCAACCGGCACGGATAGCCAGATCACACGCGAGTATGTGATGGTGCAAAAAGGCAGCGGGGCGCGTGGTGATGGCTGGTCTGAATACCAATAGCAATCGACTTTTGTTGGATACGGAATTTATCCGCAAATACGAAGCGTTTGAAAAAGAGATCCCGAGAGCGGTTCAACGCGCGGCCACACTCACCAACCGTTGGCTAAGAGCTGTGACAATGGCCGAGCTAGGCTATGAGCTGAAAATCGACAACAAGGCGCTGCGTTCTCGTTTTCGTAATTACAAAAATGGGCGCATTTCAAAGCTGTGGATCGGTGTGAATGAGATTGGCGTACACCGAACCGGCAAGCCGATTCAAAACAAGCTTGGCGTTCGTGTTGGCAGTGAGTTTTATGAAGGTGCGTTTATTTCACGTATGCAGAGCGATGAGCTGCTTGTGTTTCGACGTACTGGAAAACAAAGAAGCAGCATTGAGCTGGTCACCGTCGATATCTCTGCGGATACGGAAGAGATCATCAATAACTATTTGCCTGACATTAATCGTAAGTTTGAGGAGTTCTTCCACCGTGAGTTCAGAAACGTTCTTTCGCTCGCCGCGTGAGTGGGTTGAAAAAGTGATTGCTCATTTAGAGCAAGCATTAAACATTGAAATTAAATCAACTTACACGCGCAGCCCTGATGAGTTAACGAGCACGAAGATTAGCTATTTAGTGGGTGAGGCAGAGCCAGTACGCAGTTATTCAAACGATGGTCGCCACATTCACGATATTGAGCTGAGGTTCTTGATTGAGGTTCCCACATCAATGGCTGACTTTGACCTTGAAGCGCTTGATGCATCGACACGCATTGATCGTGAGCTGCTTAATGAGTTCTTTGGTGAAAGTGATGATTGCGAAGAAGCGATCCCAGTTTCAAATAACCCAAGCCGCTTCCAACCGGAGCTTGGTGTGTTTGCCAGAACCGTGACCATGAAACAACGGATACGCATGGGCCCAGTTAACGAAGTGTATGGTGAAATTGGCGGGGCTGAATTGGATGGATTTAATCAAGAGAGTAGCGGCGCTTCAGAATGAAGTTCGGAAACTGAGAGAAGAGCTTACGGATACCGATAGGCGATTAGCCAATATTATCCGCCTCGGCACAGTTAAAGCAGCCCATGAACGAACGGTGGATATTCAAACAGGTACAAACTTAGCTGAGGGTGTGCCTTTTTTTGTGCCTGCTGCAGGGCGAGTCAAGCATTACCGCCGCCCAACCGTTGGTGAGCAGTGCATTTTGATTAACCTTGGCCATGGTGACAACTTAAATAACGCCGCCGCGCTGATGGGGTTGCGTTCTAACCAGTTTCCCTTTCCGACTTTGCAAGAAAACGAAGTGATGACGGATTACGGTGGCGGCATGACCGAGCGGTATAACCTCGATGAAGGTTCGATCACTTGCAATTACCCCGGCGGCATGTTTTTGAATGCAGACTTAACGCACATTGGTAACCAAGAACATACAGGCAATACGAACCGCACAGGCGACAGCATATTTACAGGTAAGTTGATTAATACGGGCCTGTTTAACCACCAAGGCGCGTTTGCAGTTTCTGGTGGTGCAGGTGGTGGCGCGGCTACCTTCGCTGGTTCGATGGCGATCACCGGTGGTGATGTCGTGGTTGATGGCTACAGCGTGAAACTGCACTTCCACTATGACGATGAAAACAGGCCGACAACTGAGGCTAAAAAATGATAGTGGGTATTGATCAAGAGTCGGGTTTAACTGTCACCGGGCTTGCTGCATTGAGTTGCCGAATTAAGCGAGTGCTAACCACTCAAGTTGGTTCTCGGGTGAAGCGCCGTGCGCTGGGTAACCGAGCCATTGAGCGTTTAGGGAAAAATCAAAGCCCGTCTGAAGCATTAATTGTGCAAAACCTTTCCATTGAAGCGTTAACTAATCCTAATAATCAATTGATTGGCTTGACGATCGAACAGTGTCAAGCCACGCCAACTGTGCGCGGTTTTGTGGTGAGCGTGGTCGGCAAGTGGAATGGTGAAGCAATAAGAACGAGTGTGGATGTATGACAACTCAAGATAACCGACCGAAAGCGTTTCAAGAGCCCGATTTTGAAACGCTGCTTGCTGAGTATGTTGCGTTTGCTGTAGAGCACTGCGCGGCAAGCGATGCAGAGAAAGCCGTTTATTTGCAAGAGGCGCTGACTAATGACAGTGAATTACTCGCGCAAGTGCTGCAAGCTTTGGTGCTGAAATACATTGCTGATACCCGTGAGAAAAACTACTGGGCGCTGCAGATGTTTCGTAAGTTCGTGACCGAAAGCGACATGGTGGATTTAATGGCGCTGCAGTACAACTTGAAACGGCAAGTCTTACAGCCAGAAGATACCTCAGTGTTTCCACCTAAACCCGCTGTGCTTGAGTCTAATGATGATCTCTTACGTCGCTTTGATTTAGCTCCGTACCAGTTCCATACCACCGGAACTCGGTTAGGTTACCGCTTCCATGCGTTAACTTTAGACGAGCGGCCAGTGATTAAGATTGAGTCGGAAGCAGACGCGGTGGTTGTTCGCTATGAATTTCCGAAAGCGGCTCAACCGGCCCTTGTGAAAGATGCGCAGGCCAGAATGACCGAGCCAAATTCGGGTAAAGTGGCTGTTGCTATTTTGAGTCGCGAAACGCCCAATGGCGTTCCGAGTGCTGCGCTACTTGAACGCGCGAGCAAGTATTTAAACCGTGATGACATTGCTCAAGAAAGTGATGAGATCACCACAAAGGCCGCGACACCCATTCCCTATACGATCAGTGTTGTGCTTTATACCGGCGCAAATCCAAATAACCATGTCACCAAAGCACAGGCGCAGCAAACCGGAATGGCCTTTGCTGAGCGCAAGCATCGCTTAGAAGAAGTGATTGATGTTGAAGAGATCGGACACGAGTTCTACGAGCTGGGTGTTAAGCGAGTGAAAGTGTTAGAGCCTGCCGCTGATGTGGTTTGCCAATGGGACGAGGCGCCATATTGTAGCGAGGTGATTATTGATGTTAGAGCCGAATGAGTTTGTTAGCGTTCAACCTGACAACCGAACGCTCATCGAAGAGTCATTAGAATACGCATGGGCGCGTATTTTAGCGCGAGCAACTAACCCTTACCCAAATTTAAAGAACCCACAGTTAACCGCTGATGAGTTCGTTGTGCTACTCGCGGGTGAGCGCGGTGTTGCAGATTGGCAGCCTACCGACACGATAGTGCAGCAACGTAAAACGACAGATAAAGCATTTCCTATACACAGCAAGGCCGGAACCAGAACAGGGCTTAAAACGGCGCTTGATGCGTTGGGTTTTGCTTCTGCCGTCACCCGTGGTGATGCGGCGTATTCCATTGATGTTGAGGGCCGATTGCTTGATCAACCGCTTACAGCGGAGATGTCGCAACGTATTAATGCGCGAATTACGGCTTATAAATCGGAACGAGACAGCGTTACTACCACGCTTTCACGGTTACACAGCGCCAATAAGTATCGTGCTTTGGTGCTTCACAGTGCGCGTATTGTGCGAGTGAAAGCCGCCGAACCCATTCCTCCAATATATGCAATGCCGAAAACCAGAGCAATTGCTATTCATTCAGTTAAGTCGGTGAGAATTAAACATGGCTAATCAAGATACAGACTTGCGCTGCTATTTAACGAATGCAGGGATTGCAGCAGAAAACAACTCGATCCAACTAGGTCGAAAGCTACCCGTGAAAGAAATGGTGTTTGGTAGCGGGCTGCTTGCTGATGGAAGTGACCCTCGCTTGCAAACCACTATGATTCAAGAAGAGTACGCCGTTCCATGCGGTATGCTGTTTGACCCTGAAAGCCCAACACTATTAGTATTTAAGAGTGATTTACCTGCAGATGTAGGCGGCTTTCATATTCATGAGGTGGCGATCCGCTTAGAAGACGGCACACTTTACGGTTACGCTCGCGGAAAAGGGGATTACAAGCCAACCATAGAGCAAGGTGCTACCGATTCGGTTCGCTATGCCGTGGAAATGTACACAACCAACGCGAGCAATGTTGAGTGCAAAGTTGATCTATCAAAAGTGTATGTTGATTGGGAAGATCTGGAAGTGGCAATGAAAAAGGCTGAGGATGATTTATCTGCGCACGCAGGTGCTCCTAACCCACATCCACAGTACGCCATGTCTGCAAATACGCAATTCCTGCCTTACGATCCAACACGTATCTACTCAGTAGGCGAAGTCTGCTACACCAAAGCCGCAAACGGAAAAGTTACATATTGGGAATGGTACTCAAATGTAGAGTCGTTGGCGGGTAAAGATCCACTAAATACAGCTAACCGACGCATTGGTTGGGCGAATGTAACCAAGCCATTCTACTGGAAGCCCTACATGCCAAAAGTAGCCGGTGAAACTATGTCTTGGGATACTGACACAATTCCAGAAAATATGGTGGTAGGCATAGGTCAACAATTGCCTAAAGCCGTGTATCACTCGCTCGCAACCGCAAAGCCTGAATGGATTGATGCAACGGATAACTCCTTAATCAATATCCCGGATCGACAAGGGCGCTTTGTTCGTGCGGCTGACGGTACTACGTGGTTGGTGGGTCAAACTCACGAAGATGCGATTCGGAACATTACTGGTTCAGTTCGTTCATTTTACGGATCAAATGTTGTTAGTGCTGGGGCTATGAGGGAGGAAATTTACGGAAACAGTCCGGCTAAGGTGGGGGTAATAGGTGGCGATCCGGGTGCTAACTATACTATAGGTTTTGACGCATCAAGAGTTGTTCCTACTGCCGCCGAAAACCAGCCTAAAGCCTTTATTGAATGGGTAGGATACGCACTATGATTGATGTTTATTACACATATAACAAAGACACATTGGAAGTGAATCAAGTTGGTGTGCCTACAACTAAGCATTCCAAAATTCCAGAATATCCAAGAGATGCACTTCTTGTTAAGCCGTTGGAGTCGAAAGAGGGCTTTCTGGTTCGCGTATGTCAGTTTGAAAATGGACGGCCAACCGCAACAGAATACGTCGCCGACCATCGAGCCAAAACCATTTACAAAAATGCCAATCCACTTGAATCAAAACAAGTAAAAGACTTGGGAGAAATTGACGAAGGTTGGACACTAACCCAACCACCGCACCAATACGTGACTTGGAATGAAGAATTAGGCGATTGGCAAACCGATTCTCAAGCCAAGTATGAAGCCGAAGTTCAGCAAGTAACTAACGTTCGTGAAAGTCTTTATGTGCAGATGGTTGACCGCTTGAACAACGAAGCCAAAATGATTCGCCGTGTTAAAGGAAACGAAGCGAAAGCGGCGGAGCATGAAGCGCAAGCCGATGCAGCGTACTTGAAGATTCGTGCAGATCACCCTTGGCCAGAAGTGCCAACGATATAACACTAAACTCAAACCCTCAACCTCGCTAAGGCGGGGTTTTTTTATTGGAGCTAGCCAATGGCGACAACCACAAAGCTGCAAAAGCCAAAAACTCAGAACTACCCGATATTACAGCCGTTTCGATTGAACGGTGTATGGGTTATCCCTGATTACGAGAATAACAAAACCGTCCCGCTCTTACCTGCTCAAGCTCCCATGCTGCTATTGAATGGCAAGGTCGGCAAACCCGGAACCCAAGCGAAAGCGCCTGTTGCTGAAAAAGCGGCAGAGACAACCGCAAAACAAGAGGGCAAATAATGCTTTCACCGATCCAAGATTTTGAACTCAATGGCGTTGAAGTCAAAACCATTGAGCCGATGCCGAGCATGGGGCCGCTTGCGCTGCAGGTGGTTCACATCACTGGAACCGCACCGAATAAAAACGCAGGGTTAGCTTATAACGAGCCGACTCGTTTATGGAATTACCCACATGCGATGTTGATGCTTGATAGTGTTGGCGATCGCGTTGGGACGCTACCTAACGTGGTGCGTTATTTACTCGAGTTCGTGCAGTGCATTCTTTACGTCACCGTTGTTGAAGATACCGAAGTGCCTGCAACGACGGAAGCGAATGTGATTGGCGGTGTCGATAGTGCAACAGGGGCGATCACTGGTTTGCAAACCGTGAAAGCATGCCCTGAAACACCGACGATTATCGGCGCGCCGGGCTTTAGCTCTAAAGCGCTTGGCCAAGCATTGGCGTTAATTGGACGTGATGTCCGTTGCCGACCTGTACTGGATGGCCCCAACACAAACGACATGGCCGCAGCGGAGTTCGCGGGCGAATTTGGTGCCGAAGGAACGGGTGAAGATAAGCTTTGCATTATCGACCCTTGGTTTTTGAAAACCTACGATGGAGCACAAGTATTAATGCCCGCTTCCATCGCTTTGATTGCGGCAATGGCTTCGGTGGAAGGGTATGAAAGCCCGCAAAATCGCGGCGTTCTGTGTGATGAAACATCGCGTAATGTGTCTTACAAGATCAACGATAAAACCACGCAAGCTAACTTCTTAAATAAGCATGGCGTAGTAACCATTGCGCGCACACGTATGGGGGGCTATTCGATCATCGGTAACCGAACCAATACGGGGCGTTTTATCAGCCACGTTGGCTTAGAAGATCTCATGGCTCGTAAGCTTGAAGAGACAAGCCAGCCCCTCATGGGCAAGCAGCTTACCGAAGCGTTCATGAACCAGGTGATTGATCGTTTAACCAACTGGGGACAAAACCTAGTCGCACAAGGTGTTATCCCGGTGTTTAAAGCATTTCTGCACCCTGACAAGAACAACCTTGAGAACTACACCTCGGGGCGTTGGTTCTTGTGTGTGAACTACGGTCGCTATTCTCCAAACGAACATATGGTTTATGAGATGAGCGTAGATAACGGCTTAATTGAAGCGTGGCTAGAGGAGGTCGTTAATGGCTGATCGTATTCGTAAACGCATTGCGGCATTGGTTGAATCCGTGCCGCTCATGAATGAAATCGTGGAGTTCACCCCGCCCGATTTAAAAGCCAAGACCGCCTCGAATGATGGCGGTTTTTTTCAATCTGAAGATGTGGTGGGTTTTGAAGCGTTGAAGTGGTCTTTAAAAGTCCATGGTGATCACAAGCTGCTGCAGCTTGCCCTTGGTAAATATTTTATGGATAACGCGCAAATCAACGTGACAGAAAATGGCAAAGATACAATGGGCATTGCTTATGTTGAAGCTTACTCATTGTACGGGCCTATCACCAACATCAAGAAAGACGCGTTAAAAATGGGTGAAAAGCCTACGGTAACCATTGAAGGCACTTGCAAAGCGTACAAGCTGACGGATACGGGCATCACGATCCACGATATTAATATCGACACTGGCAAAGCGACGGTTGGTGGTGTGGATTTAATGGGATTTTAATTTTATCTAGCAAATAGACCTCCTTTACTAGCGATAGTGGGAGGTCTTTTTTTGGGGTTTAAACATGGAAAAAATCAGTATTCTTAAGTTTTTTAGTTGGGATGCGGCAAAAAGCAAAGCACTAGAAGCTCGTCTGTTAGAGCTGAAAAAGCAGCTTAAGCAGATCACGACTGATGCTAGCGAAGATGAAATTGCCGCACTGCAGCGTGAAACGGACAGCGTACAAAAAGAAGCGCAAGCGCTCAGAACCGTTAAGCTAAAAATCATTTCAACCGCCAGCTTTAAAGCGTTGCCGCACATTAAGCTGATTGAAATGACACCAAAGCAGGAGTTTGAACAGCGCAAAGCCGTGATTCTTCATTGTGCTGAGATAACACTTGAGAAATTCAACACACTGCATACGCCCGATTTCCTTCAACTTTATTCAGACATTATTGAGTTTATTTTAACTCCCAGTGATGAGCTTCAAGGCAAAAAGCTAAGTGGTGATCGCTTTGAGTTTGATTTGCTTGATCCGTTTGAAAATGAAGCGGGCGAGAAGTTTGCTCGCATTAAATTCCAAGTGCCTAAAGTATCTCATTCCGAAGCATTGGCGAAAATTGAAGATGATGAAGAAATTGAAGCTGATGAAGAACGTGAAGATTTCATGTTTCGCGTGGTGACTGGGCTGCAAAAAGCGGACTTTCAATACCTCTCTTTACGTGATTACTTGGCGCTAAAACCGCAGGTGGGCGCTTTTTTTCAACAATCGGCGGCATTCTTTCACCCCGCGACGTTGAATCTTTAATCGACCTTATTCCTATGCACCGTAATACGTCTGAATCTGAGTTGCTTCAATGGCCTCAAGATGTCGCGGTGCGTCGTTATGAGTTGATTCTGTCAAAACTC